CTCTTGACTTACAACATCGGCTAGATTCTGGGCAGTGATGTTGATATCCAGATCATTGGCCAGTTTGATAAACGCATCTTGGCTGATTTCTTTTCGAGCATGAGTATTGTTGGCACGACCATTGAGGAACTGCACAAGGCCTGACAGTTGTTCAGGGTCTGGCGTAGTCGCCATGCCCATGTCAACTTCGAATATTTTCATTATCTCTTGGCGCGGCCTAGCGCGGCAGCAGGAGGTTCAGCACCGGCTTCGGCGGCTGCGGCATCTAATTCTGCATCAGCGCCCATCTCAGCACCCATGTCGCCTGCGGCGGCCATGTCAGCACCTGCGGCGGCCATGTCGCCTGCACCTGCGGCAATGTCAGCGCCCATAGCACCAGCGGCTGCGGCACCAGCAGGTGCTTGTCCTGTTACAACATTCAATGCGGCATCAAGTTGTTGTTTGGCACCTTGCAGGTTTTGCACCAGTCCGGCCAATGCGGCGGTAGCATCTGAATTGAATTGTGTGGCTTGATCAATACCAACTTGATTCTTGATTGAGTCAACCAAGGCAGGCAATTCTTTGAATTGCAATTCTGTAACATCTTCCAACATGCCTTGCATCTTGTCAACCATGTCTTGTGCAGCCAACACCACTTGGGCTTGTTGTACTTCACTTTCGTTGAGACGATGCATTGCACGACGCAAACGGCTTTCGGCCTGCATCATTGCGGCACCGGCCACAAGTTTTTGTTCTTCGGGATTTAATTGTTGTCCGCCGGCAGATTTTTTCAATGCGGCAGCCAGTTTAGGATCCTGTGGAGGTTTTGCACCAGTAGGGGCGGCGGCACCAATTGCGCCAGGTTGTGCTGGGGCGCCAGCGGCAGCACCTGTACTGGCCACAGGTGGCAGTGTGGTTTCTTTTAGTCTGGCACTTAATGCCTGTTCCATCATTACCAGTTGCAGGTACTTGGGATTGGTTTCACTGCGATGACGGGCGGTTGTTCCACGGTGTTCTTTTAACACGCCTTGCACCTTGACCAACATCACACGAGTTTGATTGTGTGACAATTGATCAAAACGAATACGTGAACCAAAGTAACTTTCGAATACTTTGGCGATTTGTTTACTTGGCTTGGGAGCCGATAGTTCTTGCAGTTTCATTATTGAATCCTCTAATCTGTAGATATTTAGCCCGATTTACACAATTTTCTAATTCTGCGTCAACGGAATTATATAGGTCTATTTTGGGTTGAATCTTCATGTTTATGATTTCATAAAAATTCTCATGGCGTCCACGTTCGCCCACTGTCTTACGACAGTATATATCCGCGGCCAGGGCCTGTTTTTTACGGTCTAACACCAGTATTGAATTGCTTAGATTGTACTGTTGCTGATGATCAGCAGTGCACCAACTCATGGCTGATTTTTTACTGCTGAAACTGTGTATTTCTCTATCCCATGTGCTCACACAGAATCTTGAGTCTTTGGATTCAATACAGTATTTTCCAAATACCACAATGCCGCCTGCGCCATTATCTATTATGATACTATCAATGTTGCGTTTGAGCTCACGTTCGGCCCAGGCTTCTAGTTTTTGTTCTCGGGTCATTTTATTACATAATGGGAGATCATATATCCCAACGCCGCCATTAGTACCCCAATGGATCCCACGGCCCAGTTGAGCAGTTGATTGTTGCGCTGATCGTTCATTTGAGTCACTGTTTCATGTATTTCTCGAGCAGTTACTTTGACAGAAGCAACGTCAGTTTCTAAATTTTCTAGTTTGAGTTCTAGGTGGCGATAACGCTCTGCACACAGTTCAACGTGCGCTTCAAGACTTTTCTTTTCAATATCAGTTGTATCGGCCATGATTACTCCAATGCATTATTTACCGCAATGAACCAAATGTTTTGATCTTCGCCATTGGTGGTGATAGTAGGAGCCAGACTGGGTTGTTCTGTCAAGTTCAACATCATGGGTATTCCTTCACAATCAACTCTGAGTCCGGCCAAGGGATCAGGGTCTCCGTGCATTTCAAATACGCCTTCACTTTCACTTCGGAATTCAAACTCCCATACCCCGTCCGTTTCTACAGGCACAGTAAGGTCAGCAGGCTGTGTTCGCAAACTTATAATTTGTAACAGTGTTTCCCAGTTGCGTTGTTGGTTGCGCGAATGATTCCAGTCGTGTTGATTGTGTACAGATTGCCCAGCGCGATCTACAAATGGAATTTCACTTGATCTGAAATGACCGGTCACACCAGTGAGACTGCAATCAAAAAGAGTACGGCATATGATTTTCATTCTATGAGTATTTAATGCCAAAAAGAAACCCCGGAGTTTTTACGTCCGGGGTTGGTTCAACTAAAAACCAGTTGGTTATTAAGCAACCAAACTAGTGAATGTAGCCGCGTTGGATACGTTACCAGTTGGGATACCAATGTTCAAACCACCAGTTGCATTGGCTGTTTGAGCAGCCGCTACCAATGTTGCTGTTGTGTAAGCGCCACTTGGGTAGATAGCAATGTTGATTGTACCAGCAGTTGCACCTGCTTGGTAGAACGCAATTGTTCCGCCTGCACCGCCGCCAGTGATGCCAGCACCAGATTGGATTGCTTGGAACACATTGTTCAAATAACCGTTGACGTTACCAGCATTTGTCAATGCGGCATTTGCTGTCAATAAGAAGAAGTCTAGCTTTGGGCCAGACAACATCACTGGGCCTTGGGCCGCGACGTTTGCTGTACCAGCGATAGAACCATTTGCTACGTCCAGTGCAAATACTGGTTGGGTAGTACCGTTTACTTTTGTAAATGTTGCCATTTTATTTTTCCTTTAAGTTAGTGGTCTCAGTGGACCTGCTTTTATTTAGTCAGTTTGGGAAAATCACGCCTGTTGCGGATTGTTTCTCTGTCTGTTTTGAGCCGCAAATGCGTTGGGATCAAACCTACTAACCAGCTTAGCATAGCCAGCAGGGGTGGCCATGACCCAGCCTTCTTGCCCAGGATGTTCAGTGTCAGCCTGACGTTTGATATACATTTTGAGATCGTGTAGCAAAATAAACGCTGAGAATGCCGCGGCAATAGCGGGTGTATTAGAACTTGGGCTGTTTAAGTATTCTACAATATTGCGGTATTTTTGCGGGGTGACTTTTGTTTCCAACCACTTGCCAAACTCAGGCAATAGTGTAGCGCCGTTGAGTGGTGCACCTACTTTGGTGTTGATAAAGTCCACACACAGTTTTGCTAGATCAGTGATCTTGTGTGCCCGCAATTCAGCAGGGTTGAACAAGGTATCGATGTCTCGGCCCTGAGACTTAATCAATTGTTTGAGTTGTTTTTCAGCATTGGTTTCGGACTGTAGTCGACTAGGTGTAGCTGGCTTTTCTAGCATGAGTCCAGGAACTTCGTTGAATCGTACTCCACTCAAGGGCTGACGTGCATCACCTGCATCTGCATACATTGAGTGTATGGCAATACCAATATTTGAATTGCCAATACGTTGACCCAGCGAAGATTTGGCAGGTATCTTGTATTCAATGGTGTTGGGCTCGAACACGTAGTTTCCAGCAATTTCTGGCGGGGTTTGCATGTACAACAAATCACCTTTGACATAACCACGGAAGTTTGGGGGCAGTGCGGCTTCTAGTATAGGAAACAATGTGGTATAGATTTGAATCAATTCAGTTCTGTCACCTGGACGATGACTTTGTATATCGGTCATCATTTGAGGACTTGTGGCAAGTCCATCGTAGCCTTTGGCTTCAAAGCCCGACCCGTCTGTCAGCACAAACTCACCAGTGGCAGGTTTACGGCCAAATATCACAGCAGGCTTGCCGTCCCACTTGGCTGTGGTTGTTTTGGGTTGTTCCGTAGCATGTTGCACAATAGCAAGAGCATCCTTGATGCCTTGTGTGCCACGACGGAATACTAGATCTTCCAGGTGTTCAATACCTTTGGCCCGTCCGCCAACACCGGCTTGTTCTGCTTCCACTAGCGCAACATAACCTCGATTAACAATTCTATCACGTAGTCTTGCCAAGAAGTTGACATCACTTTCGGCCACGCCCATTTCGGGTTCTTTTACACCTTCACGTGAGATATAGTCACGGAAGTCTGCTAGTTTGGCATCACGGTCAGGGTCCATTGCTAGTGCTTTGTAAATGCTTTCCACAGTCATCATCTGACTGCGGTTGTAGTTGGGTCCTAACAATATGCCTGCGGCTTGATCAGGATCCATTGTGACTGCCCGATCTGTTTGGCGACTGATAATGCCTTTGGCTGAGGCTTTGAGTCCCAGGGCTTTGGCAATACTGCTCATCAATATGTTACGAAACACACCTTTGTAGGCTGATCCTGTGCCGCCACCCAGCCAGAATGTGCCCCATTCCATGTCGGGCATGAACATAAAATCTGTTTGTACATATCCACGCTTGGGATCACCTTGTATGGGTGTTTTGAAGTGTACTGCTTCACCTGTGAGTTTTGTCCAGTCTCGGGGATCTTGTTTGTTTTTTGTGGCCCAGGCATCTAGTATGCCCTTGAGTTCAGCCTTGGTTATTTCGTTGGCATCTACAGCAAGATCTAAATCACCCGAATCAGATTTTTTGCCAGTTGATCCCAGCCACTTGATGGGAATGCCTGCTTCATCCCGATCATGTGATAAGTCAAGCCCTGTGATGGTTTCCAACCAAGACACTGTGCTGGCGATGTCTGCCTGTTTGATGCGTTGTGTTAGTGGCCGGCCTTGTGCATCTTTAAAAACATTGCCACCTTCGTTGAGATACATCATGGTCGTTTGATTCCTGCCGCATCACCAGCGGCCTTGTGTTGTGGATTGGCATCGTTGTATGGTTCCCATCCTCGACCAAAGTTAATTATAAGATCATTAGGTGCTGGTTTGCCAGTATATCTTAGGTCAAATCCGGCTGGCGAAACTGCCCCACTACCTCCACCAAGGGCACTATTTCGATCATAGGCCAAAGAATTTTGTGCTGGCAATATTCCATCGCCCACAAGTTTCAACCAATCTCCGCCAATGGTCTTGGGGTCAACACCTTGTACTGTGGCTTTGTAGATGGTATCTATCATTTGTGTAATTTTTGTAACAATACTTTGAGTACCACGCTTGACTGCCGGGTCTTTAGCATAGTTGCCTATGGTTGTGTAGTCCCCGCCATTGCGACCCCCAATCATTTGATTGACCATTTGGTGTAACTCTTGTTGTAGGGCACCTATACTGGGTTGTGTTACTGTGCTGAGACTGGACGCTGGATTACCATTGGCATCTTTGCTGTGCGCCAAGAAATTCTGCACTGTTTGCGCCCAAGCAGCCTGCATGGTTGTGGCCAGTGTTTTGGCTTCGGGACTGTTTACCTGGCTCTTCATAAAGTCTTCACGACTTTGAGATGCGCCTTTCTTGCTCAGGACATCTACCCCACCAAATGCTTTGCTCATTAAACTTTTACCCAGGGCACCTGCTACTCCGCCAGCAACATTTAATGCGCCAGTTGCAATTTTTCCTGGTGTGCTGTTTGCAACTGCGCCAGTAACTTTGCTGAGTGTTCCCCCTGTTGAACCACTGGTGGCAGGTGCCGCAGTGGCTGCGGGTGCCACAGCCGGCGCTGATCCACTTGAGTTAGCAGTGCCGGCGGTTGGCTTTTTGATGGTGTTCATTATGTTAGACGCATTGAACCCCGCTGGCGAGCCAGTTGTGGTTGCTGGCATGTTGGCAAGTTCGTTTAAGGGTCTACGTGTTATCTCATGAATCTGCATGGGTCCTCCTGACAGATCGTGAAAACTTGCCGGCATCTTTGGTGCGTATGGCATTAAGCAGTTTGCGTGTGAGGTTGTCCGCTTGCTCTGCGCCGAACTCTGATTCTATTTGTTCAATCAAGCGTATGGCGCTGGCAATCACGCTGTCGGCACGGGTTTCAATGATCAAGCGTCTATCACGCTCCACATACATTGAATCTAATTCTTCCAACAAACTTCGGGTCTTTTTCTGCATTCGATCTGGGCCTTTGGATTATTTAGTGCTTTTTAGATTCTAATAAATATCTATTATACAGGATCACACATGACAAGTCAAATTAACCCCAACAACATCGACGGCCAATACCCCGTTGCAGGCCAGCCCAACAACACACAGGGCTTTAGAGACAATTTTACCAACATCAAAACCAATTTTCAAACAGCCGCAACTGAGATCACTGACTTGGAAAACAAAGGTGTTTTCAAAGCCGCACTAACAGGTACTACACTTGACAACAACATGGCAGATAACTTAATATACGCCGTTAAATTAAATGATGTGAGTTATACCTATCTGCAACAGACTGCCACAGCAGGTGCTATCGCTATTGATTACTCAGCCGCACAGTATCAACTGGTCGCACCCACTGCCAATGTTAGTTTGAGTTTTAGCAACTGGCCAGTATCAGGTGTAGAAGGTGTGATCTACGTTGATGTTGTTGTTACCAATACTGCTTATACTGTTACCTTGCCCAGTGCAGTCAGCCTGGGCACCACTGGCATTCAAGGATATGTTGCCAACGTAATCACATTTGGTGCCACCGGCACCTATAGATTTGCATTTAGCACTGTGGATTCAGGTACCACAATTGCTATCTATGATTTGAATCGTGCTCTCACTGCCTATACCAACCCATTCGGATATGTTGCCGGGGGTGGTGGTACTGTGACACAAGCCACAAACAAGGCCACCGGTGTTACACTTAACAAACCCAGCGGACAAATTACCATGAACAATGCGTCCTTGGCAGCCGCAACTATTGTGAGTTTTACTTTTACAAACAGCACAATCTCGTCAACTGATTTGTTAGTGATCAATCATGTGAGTGGTGGCACCATTGGTTCCTATACATTTACTGCCGCTTGTGGCGCAGGGTCGGCTGCTGTTTATGTTCGTAATGCAACCTCGGGCTCGCTTGGTGAAGCCGTTGTGTTGCGGTATGCTGTGATCAAGGGTGCTATAAGTTAAAGATATCTAGCATAAAATTCAGCTACTTTGGGAAAGGTCTTAGCAAAGGATTGAGATCTAAAATGATCAAATTTTTTGATCTGATCAATCATGTATTGAATTTTTACAGGACTCTCTTGCCAACTTGCTGACACAAGATGTTTGTTGTTGCTTTGTTGCATGGCTGTCACATACTCTTGAGAACATGCATCCAAAGAAAAAGTATCTTTTGCAAGATGTTTGGTATGATTAACTATGTCTCCCTCTCGATTGGTAGTAAAGTTTTGTTGTACCCAGTTCGACAATTCATCAGTATACCATAGATTGAATATGCTAATTGTTTCTTCGATCAAAAACATCATGTTACTCGGAGCAGTCTGTTTTATTTGTGATATGTTATCAACCACTTGATTCCATTCAGCAGGCCAACGTAGATATTCAAATTTTTCTCCGACACCATCTAAACTTATGTGCAGTTTCACCAGATGGAATCGATTGATTAAATCATAGTTACGAGGAGCGATAGGTTGTGTACCATTGGTTTGAAAACTCAAAGTCAACTGCTGTTTAGCATTGGGCACATTGTCTGCTAGCCATCTGGCCACTTCCCAATATGCTTGACCTAGAAGTGTCTCACCACCACAGAATACAAGCATACGAAGATTAGAAAGATCTAACTTTTCTAAAGATGTAATTACATTATTGTGTTGTTGTGGTGAGCCAACTGGCTGGTTCCATTCACTGTGTTCTTTAAGGTGCTTTTGCCAAAAAGTGCTAGACCAAGGTCCGCAAGATCTACAAGCAAGATTACAACTTATATCAAACATGAGATCTATTCTTGTGGGTCCAGACCGATCATATTCAGATATACCAAAGTTTGAATTCATTCCCTGGCGAAGACTAGTTTGACCAGCGGCTTCTAAACTTTGACAATTTTCGCATCCTGGTGCCCATACATTTTGTTTGTTTATATCGCGAAGAGGGATGAATCTAGAATCATTCCAAAAATCAGTCGTGATATCTATTGGGAATCTAGTATTACGCAAACAACAATGTTGCGCAGTTGCATTCATACCTTTGAGATTTAACTCTAGACCGGCATTGATCATCGAGCAATATAAATCGCTCATGATTGTTTGATCTGCCCTAACAGTTGTTTTAGTTTTGCACTTTGTACATCTGCTGAGATTTTTTCTGCAACTTCGGGTTTTAATTCTTTACCCCCTTGTTGATAATCCCAAGCATGTGTTCCTGTTGGCTTTTCCCATTTGGTGGAAACATTACCAATTTCTTCTCCTTCTGCAGATTTAACTTGGCTTCGTGCTTTGATCGAATCCATTATACTACTTTGTGGTTTATTATACCCAGTTCCTTCGTCTCCGCCCTCGTCTGTGATACGCATGGTTTCAATGTTGTATTCTAAATCAATCTTTTGTCCAACGCCTGTTGAACTACGACTCTTCATACATTGTATTTGATACTTGCCACGTTCTTTCATGGCACGACTTGTAAAGATACCAAACACATTATCTGCTGTGTTGATCTTGGAAATACCACCTGAAATATGGCTGTGATCAAATTCAATTTCTTCCACAGCACTACGATTCAACTGACTAGCAGTGACCATTAGTACTGCTAGTTCTTTGGCCAAATTACGCAGTTCTTCTGAAACATATTTGTCTTTCACAAACAAGTCATTGGGACTAACCTTGGCAGAGACTGGCATCAGCAAATCCAAATAGTCAATCATCACAAAGTCTACCTTCTTGCCTGTTTGAATCTGATACTCTTTCAAATAAGCACGAATGTCATTGATATTGCTTTGTGCCGGTAAACCTTTAACTTGATAATTGCCCGACTTCTTGGCCACTAGTTTGACCTTGAGTTCAGTTGTGTCCATGTCACGACGAATATCTTTGGTGCTCATGTTGGTCAACATGGCATCAGTTCGCAAACTTGTGAGTTCTTCTGAAAGTTCTAGTGTGATATACACTCCACTGAGTCCTTGTTGCAACCAGTTCAAGGCAATGTTCATCATCACAAGCGACTTGCCTGATCCTGAGCCTCCGGCAAAGATGTTGAGTTCACCACGTGAGAAACCGCCATACAGCAATCTGTCCAGTTGTGGCCATCCTGTGCTTACTTGCCCGCCCGAGTTGAAGTACTTCTCAATGCGAGCCTTAGGATCAGCAAAGTAATCTGTGCCCATGTCTTTAGTGAGTGATATCTGTACCGCATCCTTGATGAGTTTTTCAACAGGTTCAAATTCGCCTTTCTCCAGCAAGTCTGCTGATTTTAAAATAGCACGCTCAAGTTCTTGACGTCGGGTAAACGCTTCAAACTCGCCCATGAACCAGTCAAAGTGACCTTCGTTCAAGTCTGGCACTGCGGCAAGTTTAACGCCAGTAGTGGCAGAAATCTGCTGCCTGTCGGGCATGGTTTTGTGTTTGTCCGAGTGTTCTTTTATAAACTCAGCCGCAGACCTTAGACTCCGATCAAAGTTTTGTGGATTGTAAATGTTTTGAACACGCACATAACTTGTTGCGTCTTCCAACATCATTTCTAGAAATAATCTTTGGACATCAAGTCCGTATTCTTTTAGCAAAATCTATCCTTTAAAACGAGTAATTTTTTTCATTAGCAATCAAAAACTCAATACATTCGGGTACTGTGTTGGGTAGGTCATCAATGGTCCATAGTCGATTGCTGTCTATTGTATTGTGATTTTTTTCATAGATAAACAACGCTGTTGCAATGTCAAATGCATCCTTTGGATCTACATGTTCGACAATATCAATTATTGACATTTTATCGCAGTCATTTATTGGTGAAAATTGTTTACTTATATACTCTTCTGCAAATTTAATTCTCATGTCATCAGGATGATTTCCATTGGCTGATTTATACAAGTCTACCAGATACGTTATGTCATTTATTTTATCAAAGTCAATAATCATATCACTTGGGCAATCTATATCAACTCTGTTTATTTCGTACCAATTCTGTAAATTTACAAAACACGCATCTACTTGTTGAGTCATTGCAGTTTGGCGAAAATCAATCTTTTCAACATATTGTTTTTTATACATAATGTTTTTTATCCATCCAAAGATGTTGTTGGTCGGAGCCACTTTTTTTATCCAGTTAGTCGATTCAAATTCTCTGAGTTTACTGATTTTTTGATAATGGCTTAATATGACTTGCTGGGGACTATTAACAATGGCGGTTTTTATATTTGCTAAACAAATGTCAGAATCAAAGTCAATAAATCTCTTATCATGAGATGATTCACCCGATACAAATATTGCCGAAGATACTTTCTGTCCAAGATCAATCCTGTTATTGGGCAATACAAAAATGTTTCCAACAGTTAAAAACGCGGCCAAAAAATTTCCGCTTGACCCTGCTTGAAACAAAATAACTTTTTTATTGTAGTTTCTTGACAAGATTGCGTTTCCTTATTTCTATTTTGATTCGACTGGTTTCTCTTGAGGCCATTATAGTTAGCAAGGCTCCTAATCGTCCTAGTTTTATCACAGCGTCATTGACGTCTTTGCAACCTTCTGGCCACTCGGGTATGCTCACTGCCCAACCCAGTTCCACCGCACGATCAATCAGTTCCACACCTGGCATGTCTTGATCTGGCACCACAGTTACTTCACGTCCGAGACTGCGAATCAGCCTTGCTTGGCTATCGCTGATGGTATTGTGCATCACAGCAAGTCCACCTATTGAAAGTGCATCAAAGATACCTTCCATCACAAGTACATGTTGCCAATTGTCATGTTGTAGATCTGTACCAAACACATAGCCAGGTTGTGAGTGATTGATATACTTGGGTTGTTTGTTGTCTAAGAATCTAGCAGTCCACCCCACTACTCGGTTGTCGTATGTGAACGGAACCAACACAAATGGCCTCACCCAATGAACACCATCATTCTTGATTGCTGTCATTATGGGAAAATCTTCTGGCACACCACGTTTGCGAATGTAATTCCAATACAAAGGAAACTCTGGCGTAACTACTTCAGAGAACGGAGGAAAGTCATCCGACTCTTCAAACTCAATAGCACTCAGTGTGTTAAACACACGCTGTCGATCTTCTAGTATGCCGTGTATGCTACGATGCCGCAGGCTTTCGAGATTAAGCATTTCAATCTCGTTTTTGGGCACCCCCATCCATGTCAATAATCTTCGGGCTTTGAATCCAACTGTACGGCCCAGTACAAAACTGGCTGTGTATGAGCAGTTGAAACAGTGATAACTCCAACCTTGTTCAGTCGCCTTGATACCACCACGCCCGCGCCGGTCTTGTGAGTTACCACTATGAGTACAACATACCGCATTGAAACTCAGCCAGCCCTGTGGACTGGGCTTTCGTTTCGCAGGTAGGTAGGCAAGGATGTCTAGCATCTAGTTAGTATAACACAATTGTCACACTAGATCAACGATATTGAACGTTTTGTACTCGTCCGTTTGTGAACAATACTGTGGCACTCACGTTGCTTTGGAATTGAATTGGCAAATACCCTGATCCGCCATTGGTAACAGTTACCCCGGCCACTCCGCCGTTGGGATCAATTGTACAGTTAGCAGTGGCACCTGAACCGTCACCCAAAATCTGAACCAAAGGAGGTGCCACGTAATACACTCCGGGATTGGTCACGCTGACCGAAGTTACCACGCCATCAGTGACTTGCACAGTACCCGATGCGCCAAACCCAATTGAGTTGTTAAATGCCAGGCGCAATAATGGATGAAATCCCACAACATTGAAGTGGTCACTCACAGTTTCTGACAGATACTGTCGACTCTCTGTAACATTGTACCAAACTGATTCATAGTTTTGAGCCGCTTGTATTTTAACTGTGCCGGTATAGCCCACAAGATCATATTTTACCGTGGTCAAACTGGCACCGTTGGTGGGCATGAAACTGCTGTAGAATTCGGTCATTTGAATAGAGTTTTGTGGTTGTGGTGTCAATGCCCAGTCTGGCCATTGTGTTGGGCCAACACCAAAGTAGTTGTTCTTGCCGTACATGTCAGGCACAGTGCATTCTGCGGCTGGTATGTGTTGCGGAAATATCGAATCCACAATGTTGCAATCGGCTCTGGCTTGGCTGTTGGCATCGGTATACACTGCCTGCACGTAGTTGCCGGCTGTGCGTTGTATGCTATAACTGGCAGGTTGTGCCTGTATATTGATGGTATCTGTGTTGTCAAGTACAACTTTGACTCGGCCCAGGGCCGAACTTAGAATCTCCATGGGCTTGGTAATCAGGAGTTCATCTCCTGTTTGATTTACCACACGGAAAACAAAACTTGAGCCCGCAATATTCACGGGCTTTTGGTCTTGATTGATAAATTCAAAGAGCAGAACATTGTCCACTCCCTTGTTGATGGTTAATTGTTTTGCGTACACTGGGTCGTACCTCTTTGTAAAATATCCGCCACTGGTGTCTATCAAAAGTACCCGGACGAGTTGTTGGTATAAGTAAACGGTGGTTGAATACATAGGATCCTCAGCAAGTATTTATGGGTAACAATATCTTTGAAAAATTGACAGAAAAATATCCCTTCATAACATTGTGCGTGTATGCCAATGCAGAATATGTGGGTGTGGTACAAAACAGGGACGATATCGTTACAACCATCTACGACTTTGGCAGCATCTTGGACCAAGAATCCAAGGTATTGTTCCTGGAATTGGCGTCAACCTGGTGGTGGGAAAGCAATAGATCAATCCCTATCAACATATTCCTGCGCAAAGACTGGGAACAGTTCCGCTACACACTGCGTACTTTTGTCAACAAAGATCTAGAAATCTTGCACGGTCCTGCTTGCAGTTTGCTGGACATAGTACGCAAGAAAAGCAAACGAAAATCAATTACCCTGGTGCGGAGAATGGATTGATCAAAAATTTCATTGCCAACGGATGCTCGTTCACTGAATATATTAAAAATCCCGACAGTGTAACAAATACCTGGGCAACATATCTGGCACAGGATCTTGCAGTAGATCATCATGTGAACTTGGCTAGTTCAGGTGCAGGCAATGACTATATTTGTCACAGCACAATTAACTATCTTGAAGCAAATAGTCTTGATCCAGACGAAACTCTAGTAATTGTTATGTGGTCTGGCCCTGCTCGAATTGATATGCCCATGAGCCAGGATTGGTATAACCATATTAAATTCAGTGAGTACTCTTGTTGTAAAACTGATGGTACCGGTCATTGGATTAACAGTGGTGGTATGGCAGGCAGTTGGAAAAACTACAACATCAGTCGAAATGTATTTGAACATCTTTACAAAATTACTGACCCTGTGGATCTTGGCATGCAAAGTTTAAGGTATTTTATTCTATTAGAATCGTATCTCAAACAACGTGGCTACAGGTTCTTGTTTACTAGTTTTATTAACTACTGGGACACTACCAAACAATACCCTGATATATCTGTAGGCGAATACAATCTAGGTTGGTTGTGTAAGGAACAACTGATATTTAAAAACTTTGATTTTTCCAATTGGTTGTTTCTGAATGACCGCAAGGACTGCATTGGAGAATTTGCGTGGGATGATCGATCAAATGGTGATGCTCATCCTAGAGACGAAATGCATCAACGTTTTGCAAAAGAAATTTTACTGCCTAGAGTTCAACAAATTCATGTGTAAGGCCACCAAGGCCGCATAACTGATTGCATGAGCCTTTTTGAATGTGTATCCTTGACTGCTGTCACCATCCCATACTGATGCAAACACTTCGGTCCAGGGTCGAGTTTGTAGATGTGACTTGCCTGGACGAATAACAGATATAAAGGCAGCCATCCTGGGTATCGAGTCTGGTTTCATTACCTTGAGCAAATCTGTGTAGTTGCCTACGTGTACCAGTTGAGAGGCCCAAGGTCCATCTTGCCACAGTCGTTCCCAAGGTGGAGTGGCTGTGAGCATGGCTTCATAGTGTGTAGGATCCTGTATCAACTGATACACACTCATGTTCAAGAAGTCCAGTTTAAAGTATCCACGAGATTCAGCAGTTTCTGAATCTAGTGACGCACAGCCCGCAATAGGATCCACAGGAATGTCTGTTACATAGATACCTGAGTTGTGCTTTCGCCCATTGCTTTGTCGTGCTGGTGTGTGTTGAATTAACCTCAACACAGTTTCTCTGTCAGCAAAGTCAATGTCAATGTCTGCGCTCATTTGGTATCCACTAATGCGGCCATAATGCGAACTTGTTCTTCGGCTTTTGCGACTGCTTCTAATGCATCTGCCACTGCTGGATGCTTGGCGGCCAATTCTCTTAGGCGTGATTCTTCGGCCATCTTAGTCTGTGCCCAGGTCACAACTGCCTGCACATGTGGTGCAAGATCAATTGTGGGATATCCGCTAGTCATTGTTAGCCAGGTATTGCCGTCATACACTTCTAGGTTTTGACTGCTGCCATTGTAGCGAAGTTGCCCTACCAAACTATTACCTGTGCTAGAAACTGTGTTGTAAAAACTAGGCCAGGTACTGTGGTTGTTGTTGATAGTTATACCACTTCCGGGTGTTATGTTCTTGATCATGTTACCATCCTGCCTTGTTCAAGATATCTTTCACGTACTCTTGGTCTGCTGGGTAGTTTGAGAACTTCTTTTGCCAGGCGTCTGAATCGATGTAGGGCCAGACCATGGCCACTTGTTCTGTTGTGAGTTCACTCAGGAACTTTTGTCCCGATTCACTGTTGTAGATTATCCAAGGTGAGATACGTCCTGCTGTGACCGCATAACATAGACTATTGGTGTTGCCATAACGCATCCAATCGTGTGCGGGGTTGCCTGTTTCTTCTGCCCAACGCATACTATGTTCTATTGCTCGAGCCAAGGCATCATCTACCGCTTCTACCCGCAAGTATTCCACAAGATACTCTGTGTACACATTGTCACTGCACCAGTGGTCGATCTTCTTTTGTGCTTTGAGCAACCAAGTCATAAATCTTGCTGGCGCAATTACATTGGTGTTTACACAATAGTTTCCAAACTTAACAAATGCTCTGTAATAAGGTGAGTCACAAAAGTCATCGTGTGTTTTGTTCTTGGCACTACCTTGCATGGTTTCGTAGAACCGGATGTAGGCCTGGAAACCCATGCGTACACCTGCTTCGTCTCTGGCCAGTCTTCTGCGCTTGGGCTCACAAGAATGCACCAGCATGGATGATTCTTTCATGAATATTTTCTTGCAATACTCACACGTGAATGTCATTTCTTGTCGTTACCTGCGGCACGGTTGTATGCGTCTATTTCTTTTTGGGTTGTTATTTGGCACATGACATCTATCTCGTCATCTTTGTAGGTGGGGTACATGGCCATTAGGGCCTTGCGTTTGGCACTCAGTCCTGCTTCTTTCTTCCGGGGGGCAATCCACGGATGTCTTGGTGTGCCCATGTTGGGACTTACACTTGTGGCCATAAGCCATTGCAGTTTAGGATGCCGGCTCACGTTAAAGAAGTGTTTGTTCAATCGTTCATTGCAACTGATAACATAGAACTCCTGTAGTTCTCTTGAACCTTCAACCGCTGATCCCCAACGTATCATGAGATAGTTACTAAACTTCTTTCGCTCTTCGGCTGTCAAATCGTCGTAGAATGTTCTAACCTTGCGGTCAAACATACGCATCTCGTTGGCAATGTTTAGTTTATCACTCATTGGTTTTGGTCAGTCGATAGATCATTATAGCATGATCCAAGGCATCTTGTAAAGTAGGATTGGTCTTTGCGGCTCTGCGTATTTGTCCCCACAGTTGGTCTTCCATCATATGGTTGTGTAGCGGTCTGCCATCACTGGTTCTTGAATCCCATTGGTGTGGTATCTTTTGTCCTGTGACGGGATCGTATTCGTATCCTATCTCAAATCGGTCACCGGGATCAGCACCAAATTCACGGGCATAAACAACACCATTAGCACGTTCGTAAATGTACGTGGCGCCTGGTTTAAGTTGTCCCATACTTGTATCCATATTGTATATGCGCCCAACGCAGAAAACGTTCGAGGCCTTCACGGTCGTTGGGATAACTTTCTAAATAAACTCGTGCCAGTCTATTAACAATTTCAAATATTTCAGGTTCCGTATAGGGCATCACCAAGCCTTGTTGTAGTCTACAATCTCACAATTACGACTAACATCTTTAACGAAGTACACACAGTCGGGTTCGGGTTCGTCGTTTAGTGGCACAGCCAACATCTGACCGTTCTTGAGTTTGGGTGCGTACCAGTTGACTTCATGATACACGTCTAGTATTTCAATATCTGGAAAACTGGGTCTGTAACTGCTTAATGGATTGAATTGGAATACTCTAAAGCCACGGTCATTGATTGATGTCAATGGTAACACCTCTAGGTCGCCAATGTCTGGTTCTCCGATCAGTATCTGCCAGTCCATGGGCATTTTGATTGTTTGTGTTCCTATGCGCAACACCAAGGCAGGCGCATTAAACGATTCTAAAAATATCAGTGGAATAAAATGATAGTCTGGGTCTGCTGGATTTGAGTTATCAAGTATGGCAAAACGCATGTCATCAACTTCTTCGGGCAGTTGATTTAGATCGTAGTAAGTGTTGTCTAGTGTTAGTATTCTCATAGTAATAGTATATAGATATTAAGAAGATTTGTCAAGTCTTTTCATAATGACTCCACAATCTAATGTTTGATGTACCACACTCCATCCATAAGCCTGCATGTATACCACAGCAGGACCACATTTACCAATCCAACAATCATTATAGCAATAGGTGTCATCAAACACCACAACTGCATCAGGTGCCAAACAAGGACTAAGAGCAACAATCTGGCGCATGTGCTCCGCTTGGCAATTTTGATTATTCATTGCAATGCCTTGACCAGCATATTCTTGCATTTGTATTTGAATTTCGGCAGTTACATCATTGACATTCCAAATATAATCAAAATTGTCTAGATATAATACAGAAATATCACAGTGAGTACCAGCAAACTCTTTGGCCCAGATGCTACCAGATTCTACCACAAACTCTGTGTGTAACAATTGATGGACATAACGTTGTTGTGCATCAGGTTTGATATCCACACTAATTAATTTGGTCTTGAATTGTCTAGCCAAGTCGTTTAATGCTATTGTGCTGCCTTCGCCGCGCTCACTTCCGATTTCTACAAACACACCTGTAGGTTTTTCAGGCAAATAGTTAGTTATACTTTGATATACTTTGCCCATTATGCTATCTTCATCCATTCCAGTTTTTCCGCTGAGAATGGGTAGTTGGCTTCTTTGTAGAACTGTTTGCGTTTGGTCAGGTGTCGTTTGGCGAACTTGCAGGTACTGGTAATGTCCCAAATCTGAACATGATCTTTATCCTCTGCTTTTCGGATGCCTCTACCAATTGACTGGATAACCCTAACAAAAGATTTGCCAGGCTCAATGAGAACCAGATTAAAAATTCTCGGAATGTTAATTCCAACTGCCGCCACACCATAAGTGGCCACAATAATTTTGTCTGTGCTGTCTGCAACTTCGTCGTATTCATCTTGACGGTCCTTTGCTTTGGTCGCTCCGGATACAAACACAGCACGATCACCCAACCGCTCTACCAAGGCATGCCCTGCGGCTACCCGATCCACCAGCACTAGAGTGTTGCCTGTTTCGTTTACCTTGCGTATGAGTTCTGCCATTGTGTCCAATCGGCCCGACTCTTCAAGCAAGTATTTAAGTTCACTTTGATATTCTTTGTACTCCACGTGATCAACCAACTGCACAATGTTCACATGACAATTGGCCAACACACCTTGCTGTTGCAGTTCGTTGGCACTCAAGCGACCAATAACAGGACCAAGGCTGACCAACAGGGCTTGGCTTTCAAACTTCTCTTTGGGAATAGTTCCGGTCAAACCCCAGCGAATTGGCACTCTAGCCATTACACCTGTTAACAGAGTTTTTAGTGCATCTGCCTTGGCCATGTGTACTTCGTCTACAATAACGCATACCACACCTTCCAAGAACTCACCAATGGTTACTTCACCTGTACCCGACTTGGTGTTCTTTAACAGCACATTCAAACTTTGCCAGGTGCAAATAGTGTGCTGGCGTCCATATTCTTTTCTATCACCAAAGAACACACCAACATCTTGTTCCATATTGATGTAGTCTTTTTCTGTTTGTGTTACTAGACTCTTGTTGGGCACAATCACAATTGAGCGTCCATATGGTGCCACTGCATTGGATAAGGCCGCTGTCATAATAGTCTTGCCTGCACCTGTGGCCACTTCTTGCAAGCATTGCGGATTGGCCAGGAAGTTATTGACAATATCAACTTGATAGTCTCTCATGACAATAGGTTGACCAACAGCAGGGTGTCCTTTAGGCCACTTGATATGTGCAAATGAATCTTCACGCACCTGGTCAAATGCAAATGTAGTTGAGTACTCTCTTTGGTCATCTAGTTCAATATCATAATCAAACTTTTCCAATATGGGAATGACTTCGGGCAATAAGTTTGTGTATGTACTGCCACCTAGTTGAAAGTAACTAACCTTGCCGTCCCAACGTCCCAGTCTTACCGCTGGAAGATATCTAGCATATGGTACATCATATTTAAAAGCATTAACCAAGGCCTTGCGAACGTCTAAATCTAAACCTTCTAGTTTAAGATTGACTTCGTCTTTAATTTGTATAGTGCATCTTTTCATTGTGTTAGTATATACTTATTGTTGGAAGAAGTCAAAAAAACAGGTACCTTTTTTAAGGGTACCTGTTATAAAACCCGGGCCGGAGCCAACCAATGCCCGGGAAAAGGATTAACCGAGATGCGGATCTAATTTTGTCGAAGTCAGTCCCGCTAACATTTGAAATTGATTCCAGGCATCTTTAAGAGATGGTGATTTTTCTATATCCTCGTTTGCCAACACAGTCTCTAACCAGATGTAAGGCAAGCGTCTGGGGTGAGTGCCAAACTTGCGTGGCTGATGCAGTTTGCCAGTTTCCCAAAGTTCAATGCTCACACTACGAAAACGGTCCTCGTCTTCTGGAGGATAGTTGCGCCATTCTGGATTACTCAATCCGTAACTGTCATGATACCCTTGCCATATACTGGACCATTGTTCGTCATCATGTGGATCAAAATCAGTGCGGGCAATAACAACCAGCACATCATGCATGTCCACAGTGCCGTCCACAATGTCTCGAACACAACGGCTATAACTAAGTCCAATTTTCATGGTTATACACTAACCTTACGTACGATATATCCTTCGATTTTGTAGTAGTCTGCTTCTTCCCGATCATTGGTTGTGAACAACAACAAGTCACCATCATAAATTTCGTACATATCAATCTCCAAACATCAAAATAATAAACGATAAGAGTAGTGCCCACCAAAGGTGTCCTAACATTAGCAACATTAGTACGGCAATCCAGGCCATGTTAGGCACTCTTCATACAAGTTGTCTCTGCCAAACGTTTCCAGTTTAACACTGACATCTTGCGCAAGTCTGCAATCTTGAGAGCCATGCGCAAACTCAATTCACGCAAACGGTCCTTGTTCACCAACATAAAGTCAATGATGTCGTCTTGCACAGCCTCATCAAACTCGTAGTCCTGGAACAGCACACCGTCTTTGGCAATCTGTTTGATACGCAACAACTTGTCGCGCTGTGAGTCGAGAGTCAAGTCCAGATAGTGACAGCGTGATTGGAGTGCGTCCAAGTGGTCACGCAATTTCTGCGACTTCATCTGATCAAACTTCAAGTTGGTAATAAAGATCACTGAACCTTTGAACTCGAAACGATCTGGGATACCTTCACGGCGTAAGGCACTGCTCTCACTCAACCATGAAATAGTACGCTTCTTGCCTGAGTCAAGAGCACCCTTCAACAAGTTAAGAGCCACGTCATCTAGCAAAATGCTATCACAGTCGTCAAACACAATGACGCAATTCTCATCGGAGTATTTGTAAAGTGTCTGGAACAGACCAATTGGGGTAGCACTGCCTTTAACAACCTCAGCACGGAGGCGTTTGCCTGCCAGTTTGTCAAACAAACAAGCCTTTTCAATTTCAGTTTCAACGCCAAAGGATTTGCCAACACCTGGAGGGCCGCTAACAATCATTGCACGGATGTCACCGCTCACAGTGGCCTTGGTCATCTCTGTCAAGATGTCAAAACGCTCGCGGATACGGTTCATTGCATCCTCGTCTGTTTCTGTAACAAGAACTGATTTTTCGAAATGTACTGTATTGTCTTTTGTCATACCGTTAGTATACTCTATGTCAGAAATGTTGTCTACACTAATACGGATTGTATCAGGGCAGTTTGGGAAGGTGCCATTATTTTTCACTGTAACATAGTTACCTTTGGCACCAGTTTGGAAACCGCTAACAAGAACAAATTCTTGGTTACGGACGGGTTTGTTACGGTATGTACCGTTCTTTACGCAAATTGCACTCATGGTTGGCTCCTTTTGTGTGCGGGTTTATCTTACTGTCTATGTGTATATTATAGCAAATGTTGATTTATTGGTCAAGTACACAAAAAGTATTACTTTTTAGCGATTTCATCAACTTTTTGGCTGTATTCCAAGCGGCTCAGCACCAGTTGGTACATGCAATATACCAAAAGTGTAATACTTCCTACTGACAGTATATTAGAGATGTCATCTGCGGTTAAACCTGTTAACAAAAGTTGTACACCAACTGATACGGTACAAATCACAGCAAGGATTCCTGCTGTCTGTAATGCGGCTTTGAGTTTTAGATTCATATATTCCTTTGTTTCTTTATGTGTATATTATAGCAAAAGGGCAATTATTTGTCAATTACAGCAAAAGTATTACTTTTGGAAATCAACCAAACGCTTGACAAGAATACCGTGTTCGGCATCCATTTCCTCATGGCTGAGATAGAAGTCTGTAGTAGGGTCATAATAGCGACCTTCTCGGGGATCGTAATATAACACCCGTCCTGATGCGTATTTGAATGGGCCTTCAAGCCCGGCACGTGGGCCATACTTTTGGCGCATCATGTCTGTTTCAAACTTGTCTGCGATAATGCGGTATCCCATGTAGGACTCCTTTTTGCTTTGTATGCCACTATTGTAGCAAAAAGGGAATTCGTGGTCAAGTACTACAAAAGTACTACTTTTTTACTGCCACAATTGTTGTATTACAGGGTCATGCACTTGGGCAGGTTTGGGGTTGCCGTGGAACACAACCACTGAGGTATCGGGCTGTATTTTAACACCGCTGTTGGGTCTAAGGTGTCGGCGTCGAGCAAAATCATATCCGCCATCTAGGCATTGCCAACGAAAACTTTCAAAACGAAAGTCGTCTGCAAAACGTCTTTGGTTGACATTCAGCACCGCGCCCAGGTAATCCTGATCTCCAGGATAACTTTTGATTATGGTTTTAAAATCTTCTTGTGAGAACTTGTCCCATATCCAAGAGAACTTGCTGACATTAAACCACATCATGCTAGAGTTCATTGTAACCGTGTCTCTGCGTTGTAGATATCTAAAATCTCTAATGGTCCAAAGATAGTCGGTGCTGAGTTCACCTACCCAGTCAAGTTGATTTGCAATCACTACATCCAGATCAAAGTACAACAAGTTGCCCGAAAAATGAGCAGGATTAAACAACTGCATCTTGTACCACCATGATCGTTTGGGACCTGAAATGCCCCAATCTTCAAGTATGTGTTTGATCATGTGTGGTGGAACTGATCTATCATGTTCGGTGTATACGTGCAAGCGCACTTCTGCGTCCAGGTTTCGACACAGCATATTATACAGTCTTTCTACATATTGCCAGTCATAGCCCGATCCGTGTATAACGCAGGCACAGTCAATGCGTCCAGGATTCTTTTTTGACATTAGAATTGAAAAATGATTTGATATTCGTCTAATATTGGCAAATGGCCTTGGTCCTCGAGATACTCAACAATTCTGCGACCTTTTCCGGTGCGGCGATTGTTGTTGACCCAGCGTGAGTTATCATCTATTGCCACAATTGTGCCCGGACGAATAAATGGCTGGATAATTTTGAATTCTTTTAAGTGATGATCAGCACTTGCAGTGTCATTATTCCAATCTACATCATAACTGTCTAGATAGAACAAGTCCACTTGATCTAAATCAGTCTGCGACTCAAGCCATTCGACGCTGTCACTGTGGGTGACTGAAAAGTTTGTACTGGCAATACTGTTACGTGCGGCTTCACAAGCCACATTATCTATATCTACACTACGCATTCGTCCACCATAAAGATCCACAAACTCTGTGAATAGTCTGGCACTTTGTCCGTCCATCCAGTTGCCCGGTGTTCTCAGTGTACCTGTTTCAATAATGTTGAAATTGGTTTGTTTTTGACTCAATAGTAATCGAAAAATAATATCAAATCCCACGGCTCGATTGTAAAAACCATCAGTAAGAACACCCCGTACTCCATCAAATTGAATGTTTAACAAAGGATAGTAGATACGTCGATAATGATCAAGCCAGGTATTCATGGCATTATATATCTAGTTTTGAAATCACTGATGCATTAAGCCGCCACGTTTCCTAGACCAATATTTAAATTGCAAGAAAGGTTACTGCCAGAATCAACCTGCCACGTCCAGGCACCCTTACTTGCCTCCAATGGTGGCACTTGTATTACTCCATTGATCTGAACACTGCTACGAGCATCAATGGTACTTTCTGAATTAACAGGATTTCCGTTGTATGCTGTGACAAAACCAGTGGCATTGCCAGGTATAAGAGTGTTACCAACACGATTTGACATGTAGTTAGACAGTATCTGATTTATCAAAATACCCGAACCGCCAGTGACTTCAATAGAATGTGTATAATAGCCACTAAATGTTGTTGGGAACAAACTAGTATTATCAACTTCAAATAATACTTGGTCACAGACAACATCGCCACTGGGTGGTACTGGACCGGGAATGGTGCTGACTGTATTTAAAAATACCTGTTGTCCATTTACTTTGACATCTAATGTGACTGGTGTGTCACCGTATGCAAAGCCGTAAAATTGTAGATTTCTGTTGATTGCCATAGTTTAATCCCTTGCTGTTATTTATGCTCCAACGCAGGTCTCACACGATCTAGCCATAAACCCCGGCGCAGTTCATCTAATGTGTACTCTGTATGGCAGATTTGAGTCAGCCATGTTTCACGATCTTTTGCATAGGGTTGCTCAATATCAGCAAATCCAACTCCCACAGGATGGGCTAAACTGGTTGGATCTACTATAGGATGCACTCCCGCTATAGCCGCTTGTATGCCAGGCCCTGAATTATAGTTTACCATGGCATGACAATCATAATGCATATCATAACTGTCATAAGTGTTGGGCAATTTATTTGGTATTTCTACAGAGACTCCTGGGGGCAAGTTGTTTAGTGCCAGGCGACAGCGCGGGTGTGGGCGTACAGTAACGGGACGATCGGTGTTATTTTTAAGTATTTCCAAGGTAGTATGTAACCATTCTGACATGTTCAATCCAGTTACTTGTAAACTGCGATCATGTTGTAGGGCCACAACGACGTTGGGTCGAGGGTTAAATTGCGTGGCCAAACTTATTTTTAGTTTTTGAGGCCTGTCCCAGTCTAAATTATCTAAGTGTCCATAATAGCCTTGGGCATTGATGTTGTTCACAGCAATCTTCCAAGTGTTGCCGCGATACAATGCACCAATTTCGATTATGATAACTGGCCGGCCCTGTGATCTATAGTGTTCATACACTGCTTGATTGGCAGCCATTTTGCCCGCCCATAACACTGACCAAATAATAGCCGCATCCGATGTCATTGAATTCTCTTGTGTTTGGATTCCCCGAGCCTGTAAACAATCTAGTACTGCACTCATGACAGGCTGTGCATTTTTTGCACATTGCAAAGGATAATAGGCTATGTTTTTGATCATAAGTATTTTTAATGAAGTACACAGTAATTACCACCTTTAATGAGTCGGGCTACAAACAATATGGCCAACGTATGATACAAACCTTTCTGCAGAACTGGCCAGGTGAAGTCACGCTAGTAGTATATGCAGAAGATTGTGCGGTTACCGAAACAGCACCTAATCTTGTGGTGTATGATATTGGTATAGCAGATGCATTGACTACATTTAAAACTGCTTGGGCAGATGTACCACAAGCCAATGGAGATGTCAGTGCCGACCCCGTTCGTAACAAAAGAAAAGATGCTGGAAAGGGATTTAAATGGGACGCTGTGCGTTTTGCTCACAAAGTATATTCAATATTCCATTGTGCTAGATCTATTGCAACTGATTGGCTGTTGTGGATGGATGCGGATACTGTGTGTCACAGCACCATTACTGTAGCAGACCTAGATCGATTGTGTCCCCCAGATCGAGACCTGTGCTTTTTGGGTCGTAGGCACAAATACACTGAATGTGGATTGTATGCTATGAATCTCGGCCGGCCGGCTGTGAAAACTTTCCTACAAATGTTTCAGCGTTATTATGATGATGCTGAACACGGAATATTCACCTTGGCAGAATGGCACGACTCGTTTGTGTTTGACGCTGTGAGAAAACAATGTGCATTAAACGAACTAGACTGGTCCAGTCATTTGATCACAGGAGAGGGCCATCCCTTGATCAACTCGGAATGGGGTGCTTACCTAGACCATCTCAAAGGTGCCAGGAAAGATCAGGGTCGTAGCAAACGAGCAGACTTAAAAGTTTCACGTACAGAAGCGTACTGGCAATGACTTGGATATTCTTAAACAAAAACAACGCCGACGAATACATTGAAATGTTTGCGGCCGGATCACAAACCGTGCCTACTTGTCTGGAAACATGGCAGTACGAAGACAGTGATGCTCCGCTTGTGTTACGTGGTATCATGAAGCACAAGATTATTAAACGTTGCTGGGAGGACCAAAGACAGTTTTACTACATGGATTCTGGATACTTGGGCAACAGACCCAGCATGGCCAATCCCAATGGTTGGAAGTTTTGGCATAGGATTGTGCCTAATGATTTGCAACACGGTGCAGTGGCAGATAGACCAGCAGATAGACTACAGCGACTAAACATACGGATTAGGCCCCGACAAAATCACTGCAGAGACATATTAATAGTTGCACCAGATGAAAAGCCTTGTACATTTTACGGGATTACCCTAGACGAATGGCTAAAAACCACAGTCGATACTATCAAACAATATACTGACCGTCCCATACGCATGAGAGAACGTCCTGCATCAAGACAGGATCGCAAAACACAACGACCCGAAGAGTGGTTAAATGATGTGCATGCCATAGTTACATTCAATAGCACAGCCGCTACAGAAGCAGTATTAGCCGGTGTGCCGGTATTTGTTACAGCACCTGTCAATGCCGCTAGACCTGTTAGCAATTTAAATTTACAAGATATAGAAACACCTTGGTTCCCAGACAGTGACCAGGTACATAAGTGGGCTTGCCACTTGGCGTATGGACAATTCCATACTACAGAATTGGCCGATGGCACCGCTGCCGCAATACTCAAGGAGACTCAAAATGCGTGAACATTATGGATGGCAATTTCCCGACTTCGAAACACACTTGCCAAGGATGATAAAGAAAAGTGTAGACAAAGGCTTGCCACCTGAATATCAAATTGCCGTACGACGTCGCAGTATTGAGTTATGTAAAAAACGAGATGTAGCATTAGACATTGGTGCCAACGTGGGATTATGGTCGCGTGATCTTGTGAAAAGTTTTGGCCGTGTGATAGCATTTGAACCTGTTGGTATATTTAGAGAATGTTTGGAACGCAATGTCGCAGGAGATAACTTTGAAGTGCGCCCTATTGCACTAGGCGATCAGGATACCCAGGGCACAATGATCATTACCGAAGACAACTCTGGACACAGCCATCTTGACCCTGCTTCTATGGGCACTGGTGATGTACAAGTTGTTCGCCTTGACAACTTGAACTTTCACGACATAAGTTATATCAAAATTGACTGCGAAGGCTACGAGTATCGCATACTGCAAGGTGCTGAACAAACTATTCGACGTTGCAAACCTGTTGTAGTAATAGAGCAAAAACCACATGATGCTTACAGCAAACAATACGGACAGTTTGCGGCTGTGGGATTGCTGGAAGATTGGGGCATGGTTCGACTGGATCAGGTGCGTGATGATTGGATCATGGGATGGAACTAGATACAACTGACAACATTGATAAGGGTGCCGAGGATTCTGCTACCTGGGCTCGTAAATGGACCAAAGAACGATATATAGCCAAGCACCGATCTAGTTGGGAAATAGCAGATGCTTATCTCAACCAACCGGTAGGAAAATTATTGGACATTGGGTGTGGCTTTGCCTGGGAGAGTCGCTGGTTCAATGAAAAGTATGGCACAGAACTTTGGTTGTTGGATGGTGATTCTAGTACCAATGCCGCAAAGCCTGAGACTGCCAGTTACGGCAACTGGAATACAGATTCTAGTCAATTGAAATTTTATCACACATTTGATTTTTTAAATTCAAAACTACAAGAACTAGGTACAAAAAACTATCACTTGATAGATGCTAACAACATAAACATACCCGGTGATGTTAAATTTGATGTTATCACATCGTGGCTCAGTTGTGGACATCACTATCCTGTAAAAACCTACATAGATTTAATGAAAAAACATTCACATGAGAACACTAGAATTATTTTAGACGTTAGATGCAAAGGTACTGCAACAAATTTTATCGGGGTAGATGGGTTTGAGATCGTGAATATTGTGTCCGATGCAGGAGGTAAAAAACGTGCAACTGTGGAGATAAAATTATTATGACAAGTTCATACTATAATGAATCAGTTCGGCTGGGTCGTGAGTTTCAAGAGCAAAACAAAAGTTGGGCCGGTTACGATGTTGTAAAGTATCAAAAAAAGATCAAAGACCTAGTGGATCGTTATAATGCTCGAACCATACTAGACTACGGGTGTGGCAAGGGCCTGCAATATCAAGAACGACTTCCGTATGGTGGTAGTGTTGGTCACGAATTACCTGAACAAGA